TACTTCCCGATAGTGGAACACCGGCCGTAAGTTTATCCTCAATCGCCTTGATCCTAGCCAGCAAGGTGTTCGCGGTCGGGGTTGCCTGAACCTCTCCGATCAGCGCGGCCAATGCCTGGTCCTCTACTACATTCTCACCCTCTGTCTGGCTGATGCCTACATTTGTCGCAGTTACGCTATCAACCGTAATGCCACCGACATACAATGAGCCATCTGCACCGACTTTTACCGGTATAAGGTCAGTCCCATCGCTACCAAATATCTGAGCAGCGTCCCGCCTACGGATTTCGTAATGAACTCCATTTGCCGGTTTTACCTCATCAACACCGCCGGAAAAAGACACGGGCGCAGAAGTCGGAGTACATACTGTAGAATCATCACCAGCCGCAACAGCAGTGAATTCGGGCAATGCAGCAATTGCGGCGGTCACAAGGGTAACAGTGTTCTTCGCGTTGTCAGAAGAACCATTTGCACCGGTTGCAAGGGTTACTCGAATAACAGTGCCATCAAGGGCAACAGCCAAAGGCTTGCTGTTTCCAGTTGCCAGTTTCGCCTCAAGTGTGTAATCAGTCGAGGTATCTGCCGCGGTGGTAACCGTGATGGTAACGCCCGCCGTAACTGTCCATATTCCTGAACCTTTAGCACCTGGTAGTGTGCCGAAGGTAAGGGTGGAGTTCGCTGTATCGGTAATAGTGCGGAAGTAGTCAATACCCCCGATGTTCATCTTAATGATGGTGCCGTTAAATAAATCGGCCTCAAATTCTTTTCTAGCATCAACCAAGGTAGTCTTAGTGCCGCCAGTCGCACGACCACGGCCCAGGCTTGCCAAAACATTGTTCATCAAACCCTGACTCATTGGGCTGTCCTCCTTAATGTTTAGTTCTGTGGTGAGCCATCAAAAAACCCTTGTTTACGAAGGATTCACCACACTTTTTACATATAAAGGTTGTTTGTTGCTCAACCTCTTCAAGCATCTTAAACTTAAATTTGCGCTTTAATTTCTCGATCAGTTTAGGATCATCGGTAATATATTCACCCTTTTCATCAAAGCGGAAAAGGGGCTTAACTATGAATTCGGTACTCATGGGTTTGCGCTTGCGGTCTTTGACCAACTGATTAGGTTGTCCATAGAATACATACTTCATGTTTTCACCTCAAAAACGGAAAAGGGGAGGCTGCGAACCTCCCCGTCCCTATTAGATCAAGTCTATCGCCATCACCTGGCAGGCATGGTCACCAAGCAGTTTCTCCGCTCCAGGGGTAAGGGTTACGGTAACCACCCCGGATGCCCCCTTGACCCTTGCAGTATCTACTTCAATGGCGTAAATCTTATCATTTGTGGCAGAACCGCTTATAGCTTGACCTGCCCAAAGGGTTCCTGCTGAAAATGCCACCGTAACACCGGCTTCAGCAGTTGAGCCAGCGGTTAAATCAACAAGGAACAGGAACCGTTTCCCGGTCGGGCTAAAGGTAAATACCTCGGCAAGTGTATCGGCGTCAGCGGTTGCCGCAGTCCAGGTCAGTTCTTTTAGGTTGTTAAGATCAGACATTGTGTTTAGTTCGACAGCAGTTGCGGTCATTTTTTCACGCTCCTTAAATTTAAGAGGGGCTTAATGCCCCTCGGTCATTAGATACTAGTTTCAGCCTTATATGTCAGTTTTGCACTTACAAGTTCAGCAGGCTTGATTACCTTGTAGCCGCAAACATGCAGCCCGCGAACATGGGTAGCGAAGGATGTTTCAGACCGCAGGGTTTCGGATTTCATTAAAGCCTCGGCGTAGGCAATGGCATTATAAGAACCAGCCATTAGATGAGACACAGGGGTGGGCGCGCTCTCGTGGACTTGGTTGGTAACGAATGCGTCAAAGCCCAGCACCTTGGCCCACATCATACCGCCCTTGCCATTGATACCTTCGTTAATGGAAAACACGATGCCAGCCAATTCAAGTTTTAATTGTACCCACGGAGGCAGAACCAGCCACATATCGTTTTCAGGCACATTGTTCTCAGCCAGTTTTTGTTTCATCAGGCCGATGTCTGACAAGATGGTCGCGGTGTCGCAGCCAGCATCATCAGCTATGGAGTTCCCGGCATAGGCGTACAGTTTCATGATTTCGGTATCTACAGCCTTTTTTAAGGCATATCCTGCCCGTTCAGCCTGTGAACCTTTGAGATCAACATTAGCCATTGCTTGTTCGATGTCGTCTACATCGAAAGCATAGTAATTCTGCACATTAATCGGCAAAGATACTGTTCCGGAATTGAGGTTTTCATACCGAACCTCACCTGAATAACCGGTTACAATTGGGTCAGCCAGCCCACTGAAGTGAATCACATCACCATATTTACTGACTTTATTGGAGTAGTTGCGGCATATTTTCCGCGCTATAAGGTTATCTTCCAGGGTCCTAAAGACTGCAGCATCCCAAATTTCCGGGATGAATGCGTTCGCCATTTCATCACAATCCTTTCATGAAAAAGAGTCTACCTACCATTTAGGCCGACTCTTGGTTATTGCAGATAGGTTTTTTATCACCCATCCTCGGTCTGCTTTGTTCGCTTCGAATATCTCCTGGCTTATGAAGTCGGACGGCATCCTACCCCGCCCGGTAACGCTGCCAGGGCTGTTGTTGGCGTTCTTATCATTGGTTTCCTTGACCTCGATTGCTTGCTTGAGTTTGGCAATCTGTCGCGGTGCTTCAAGGCGGTTGTAAGCGTCTAAGAGGGATAGTCCCTTCTGTCCGCATAATTGGTATACATCCTCGGGTATTTCTTCCAGCTTCACATCAGGGTAAGACTCGGCAAATTCGCGCAAATCATTGTCTATGCGCTCTTGCACCGACCGTTCCTGCTGCATCTGCTGAAACTGTTCGCGGAACTTACGGCCTTCAATTATCTCCTCGACCACTTCCGGTGGCAGGTTTTGGTTGGAGAGAGAGTCCATTATTTCCTTCTCCCTCAGTGCCTCCCGGTACTCGGCTTCGGTTTTAACCGGCTTTCCGTTCCATTCCATGTTCTGTTCGGCTATGAAGGTGTCTCTAGCTGCTTGCGCTGCTTCTGCGGCGATCTTCTGTCGCTCCGAATTAAGGCGTTTAGCAAACGCAGCCTCGACACGCTCATCAGGCTTGTTTTCCTCCCCGGCGGCGGGAGCATGTTCTTCGCCCGTTGTAGGTGTTTGTTCCGATGTTTCATCGGCAACGGTCTCATTTTCAACATTGGGTTCCTCCTGTTCGGCGGCAACAGGCTCGCTTATAGCTTCTACGCCCGGAGTTGCTGTGGTTTCTTCCATTGGGTTAACTCCTTTCAAGTCGGCGGCACTTGATATTCCACGCCCGTTTTAATAAGAAAATAGAAAAGCACCCGAGGGTGCTGTAAGTGGTTATTTGGTTACATTCCCATCATCGGAGGAGGTTGGCCCATCGGCGGCATTCCTCCCATGTCCTGAGGCATCATAGCGTTCTGCTGCTCAAGCATCGCCTCGGCTTGTTTCCTTGCCTCCATGCTAGCCTTGAGTTCGTCCTGCAGTTCCTGTTTCTTGGGTATGTACCCATCAGGCATGCGCTCGAGGTACTGAATGAAGTCAATCTTCTCGCGTTCCAGCAGGGCATCCAGCGTCTGCGCTGCGGTGATCTCCGACCAGTAAGAAGAAGGTCCAACATCAATTTTTAGTTTCATCTTCATCGTCTGCAACTGATTAAAGTCGTATATTATGCGCTCTCCATCATGTATGACCTCACGAACGCCGTATTTGTGAGCCATGAAATCGAACCAAATCTGGCCCAAATCCTCTACCCACTGGTAAAGATTCTGCTTGATGGTTTCCAGGGGCATCATAGAAGCCTGCTGTACAGCTATGATTGCAGAGTGGTTATCCGGCTTTATATCGCCTAGCCCGGCATCGGATGCTCCCACCAACTCTTTGGTATACTTGATAGCGGCTTCTATGACATTCATGACCTGGTTGGACATTTGAGCAGGCTGCAGGTAATGCGCAACCTTGGTCATGTCCTCGCCATGTGCCGGTATAGCCTGGTCAATCTGATTATTCCACTCGTCCAGAAGGTCAGTGTTGTACACAACCTTGGGAAAGGCCGTTTTCATGAGGTGGAGCATGACCATTGCGAACATCTTATTAATGAAAATCTGGTTTGGTATGAGTTCAAGCCCTACGCTTTGCCCATGATAGCTGTTTTTGCGAAAGTCCCAGCATGACCAGGCAACAGGGTATTTTGTAATGCCGTAATCCTGATCCTTGCGTATGACAACAGCCTTGGTTGACTTATTCCACCAGATGTTACCGGTCTTTTTGTCGCGCCATAGCTTGATAAGAGCGATACACTTGCCGCTTTCTTCGCCAGCACCCGACTCAAGCTCTACCTTGGCTCTATCGCCTGACTGTTCGGTGTAGTCCTTATCCGC